GGTGGTTTTAAGTGTGAGTCATTTCTATCTATTAACACAGGTTCATGTACTTTTTTTGTTATTTTTAAATTATTTAATTTTTCAATCTTTAAACCTTCTTCATCAGATATTACTACCAAAGGATCTGCCAACCTATGATAACCATATAACTTTTGTTCTGGTGTTACGTCTGTATCTAATAACCCAGATGTGCTTGCTATTTCTACTCGCATACCTGCTGAAATACATTTGCTTAACCAAAACTCAGTACAACCTCTTCCTGCTTCTGCAAAATGTAAGTTTTCTTTATATGAAAAATCTACACCAAACATTTTTAAAACAGCAACCTCATTCCATAACGCAAAAGCTATTGCGTAGGCAACCGTATTATTTAAGTAATAGCAGTTAGTGTCCTTGATTACATTCTCTATTGGATAATTAACTAAACCTGGACAACGCTTATCTAATTCGCATGTATATATAGGCCCTTCATGTTCTTGTAACATCTTAGCCATCATTTCTGTTTGACCACCAGCATCATCTGTATCTAAAAACCTAGACGCAGGATCCATCATAAATACTCTATCATGATAGATAACACTAGCCACACCATTTATAGCCCATACCTCATCAAAGTGAACTCCGTGTGATTTTGCTAAATTATAATCAAACCAACTTTTGCCAAGACCGACAATAGCTATAGTTTTACCTTTTAGGTTTTCTACTCTCTCCATCTTCTCTCTCCTTAAGTGGTAGCGTTTCTAATAGAATCGTAACGATATTCGTCTTTTCTTCCTCTAGCCTCTGCTTTGTTTTTTAACCTTGCAGTTTCTTGTTGAAATCTATTTTCATATAAAGCTAAAAGATCAGTATCACCTTTCATAAAAGTATATGCTTCATATAAACATCCATATAACAATGCGTTTCTAGCATTTTGTGATAACCATGTTCCTGTTGTGTCAGTTACTAAACTATTAGGTTTGTATAAGTAATGTAACTCTACTGAATAATCTGCATCTGGAATTGGTGCTACAATTAATGTAGATCCATTATTTGAAGCAGTAGATAATTCTTTATCAAAATCTCCATAATATTTTGGCAATCCTCTTAATGATGTGTCTGTAGGATCAGGAGTATATTCTCTCATGAAGCTTCCATGTTTTTTTTCTAAGTAATGATAATCACCACTAGCGTCTATAACAGCTAGTGAAAAACTTAAATTATAATCTGTGGGTGCTGTTAGATATGTATTTCCAGTTGTTAAAACACCTGTTACATTTTTTCTAAAAAAATCAAACTGTATTAATTCAAACAATCTTTCTTCTGTATTCTTGATCATATCGTCAAGAGTAGATACAAAAGTAGTCTCTTCGTTTTGTACGTAATTTTTAATTAATGTTTTTAACTCTGATAATGTCATACTGTTATTGTAACCTCGCCAAGGGAACCTGTCATTTCATATCCTAATATCTTAGATCCTATAGGATCAGCTGTCATTGAAGAATTAGAATTGCCATCATTTGTGTAAACAGCTCCTTCTCCTAATTCTACATCATTATTAGGTCTAGGTTTATATAAAGCTTCTGCATCTGATACGTGTGGTAATGGCTCAAGTTGTGGATGTTTAGGCTCAAAACAATCTCTACAGGTTTTTAAACCGTTCCATTCTTCTCTTAGTTGCGACAGCTTGTATTCAAATCCACATCTATCGCAAAGAGCCTTTGCAAATTTACCAGCTGCGTAAGCCATTTTAGTACCCGTGTCTTAAGTATGGTGCAATTCTAAATGAAGCACTGTCTTCATCTTGAGATAGAGCTCTTTCAAATTCATCTTCATACATTTGCTTTAACATAACAACTCTCTCTGGTGCTTTCTTAATAGCTATGTAATAAGCAAGACCAGCAGCGAAGCAAGGAAAAAACCTAAAAGGCATATCCATTGTATTTGTGGCGGTGTCGGCATCATCCATTCTCACTAGTTTATTAAAGACTAATACATCTGTACTATTCTCTGGCGTAGGCCATATATTTAAAACAGGACTTACTTGTTTATCAAGAAAGAACTGAGTAGGTCTAGCTTCAGTAGACTTGGTTGGAATATTTAGATATTCACTTCTGCTGATCTTAGACATTTGTAAATCAAGGTTAGTTCCATCAGTATCTCTTCTAATGGAGCAATCTAATATATCAATAACATTAGAGTTTAAAGTATATTGGTTAGTGCCTTTAGTAACTGTTTGAGTTGTCTGTTCTATAGTCCATTGATTAAGACCACGGTTAGCCCATTCAGCTAACATAAGATTAATAGATCTTTTTGCTGTTTTTAGATCATAACCAGTACGAAGTTCTAATCCACATCTTTCAAATGCTTCTTCTATAAACTCAGTTACATCTGGCTCAAAGTTTGTACTACTTGATGTTGTCATTTAATCTTCCTCTGGAGCATATAAATTATTAAATGTTATGTTCGGATCCATATAACTCTCATGTTGTTCTGCTGAATGCGTCCATTGAGAAGGCATAAAGTCTGGTGCTCCTTCTCCAACACGCCATAAAGCAGGGTTCGTAGCTCTTACTCTGTTATTAGGTAAAGCTACAAAGTTACCAGTATACTCACCAGCGTCTGTTAAATATAACACATGTGATTGCTTATGTTGAGCAGAATCATCAGCTATTGAATTTTCTGTGTAGTCTACTGTAAATAAATATTTTCCTGTATAGAACTCTCCACCTATTTTACATATCCAAGGAGATGAACTAACCCTATCTAAAACTACAACAGAATGATCATGGCTAAGACAATCCCATGGTTGAGCTAAATGATCTTCCATAGGAGAAGGCCATTCTTGTAATGGTATATCTGCTACTAAAGCTTGAATAGGCATTCTTGCCCACATAGCACCGCCATGAACATTAGGTGCATCTTCTTCGTTATCTATTTCGCAACCTGTAAAGACTACTTGAAACGATAAGGATCTATCTGGAATGGTATTAACAGCTATAACAAGAGCATGTAAATACTCTCCGTGATAATTACTATGGTTGGCTGTAAACTCTTTTCTCACCCAGCATTTAAACTGCGGGATGTTTGAAATTAAATATGACAAAACACTCTCTCCTTTGTTTTTGTAAAAAATTTATTATACTTTTCCGCCCTTAGACATGTACTTAGTACCCTTCATAGCTCCACCTTTTGCCATATATTTAGTGCCTTTCATTGCTCCGCCCTTAGACATGTACTTAGTACCTTTAGAAGCTGATCCGCCTTTGGACATATACTTAGTTCCTTTAGATGCAGATCCACCTTTGGACATATACTTAGTGCCTTTAACCATACCACCATTAGCATAGCCTTTGGTTTTTTTAAACATAATTTACTCCTATGAATATTTAGTTTTTTTTCTTCTATTGTTCATTACTTTACCACAACCTCTTGCAATCTTTCTAACCTCTCCGCCATTCTTAAAAGACACTTTTGCTTTCTTTGTGTTAGCAACAACAGTTTTTCCTCTAGCTCCAGCTGCTTTCTTTTTTCTAGCAGTTTTTGCTCTTTCTGATTTACTTAAACTTTGTGCTTTTGCTCTTGGTAAACAACGATCTGGATTTTTTTTATTTTCGCTTGTACCACATTTACCTTTAATAGATCCATCTGTGCCTATACGAACCCAGTCTTGATTAACCCATTCTTTTAATTTGCCCATTAAAATCTTTGCCTGTCTTGTCTAGCCTGTCTGCCTCCACCTACAAGTCCGCCATCTTTCATTTTCTTTGGTTTCTTTTTTGATCCTTTGGCATAGTTTGGATCTTTACAATACTTAGACGCAGCCATGTTTGCATAAGCTGAGGGATATGTATCAAATGTTCTTTTAGCCCATGCTTTTCCTTTCGGACATATTTTAGCCATTAGCACTTCCACCTTCGTCTTGCTTGACGTATTCTTGAATTTGGATCATTTCTTGTTTTAGCAGAGCTACGCTTTAATTGTCCTGCTGATCTTGCACAATAAGACTTGCGTCTTTTTGCGGCTTTGCTACCTTTTTTAACTTTACCTGTTACTGCTGTTTTTAATTTACTACCAGGATTGGCTTTCCTATATGCACGAACTCCTTTCTTAGTCATTCCCGCCCCACTTTTAGTGGGACGAAAATTAGCTGATTTACCTTTGGTAGTTCTGCGTATTGGTTTAGATCTTGCTCTGGTAGCCATTCATTAATAGTTTTTTACCATCTCTAAAATGATATGGTAGGCATCGCCACTACTATGACCAACAGTAGTAAAATCAATATCACCAGTTACTCCTGATCCTGCATTATTTGGTATGCCTGTAAATGAATCATAATACTCATCTCCAGTAGCATCTGATGGTATGTGTGTAAGTAAAACATTTGTTGAAGCATCAAACTCCAACTTAACACTCATGCCAACAGTCATCCACCAAATTTTTGCAATACTTACAGAAGTACAAGCTTGACCAGAGGAGTTAGCACTTAAAGCTGAAACATCAACTTTTTTAACAGCAGATTCACCACTGCCATCGCTGACATTAGTAAACCGCATAATTGCTTTCCTATCGGTATCTTGTATGGTTTGAGAAGTTACTGCATCTGCCATAATCTACTCCTTATGCGTCAGCAAATGGTGTTACTAAAGTTCCTGATCCTAAAATAATACCTTCTACAGCATACTTAGCAGAAGCCATAGCAGTTACTTTTACAATACTACCAACTAATCCACCTTTAGTTGATCCATTCATAGTAATAACATCATTAGATGCAGCTGAAATAAAAGTTTTACCAGTATTGTCATCTACACCTGTATACACACCACCAACGAACTTATCTGTTCCATCAGTTAGAATGTCCATATCTGTAGCTGCGGTTTCTACAACAAAGAAGAAAGAAGCTCCTAAATTATTTAACTGATTTGGATCTGTGTTATCTCCAGGATCTGTTGAAACAATACTAGGTAAAGTAAATTTACCATCTGCATCGTTACAAGTAAGAATTTTACCTGCATGAGAGTCTACTGTTAATGTAGTGTCAGCCGTTAAGCTAACTACGTTTGCATTACCTGCCGAAATAAATCCTGCTAAAGATTTTATTGGGCCTGAAAAAGTGCTTTTTGCCATAATTTTTCTCCCGAAAAATAAGTTCTACTGTCTTGGCTTGTCTGCTAGGTCAGTCTGTAGAACAAGTTAATAAATCCTAGTCCTTCGATTGTATATTAGTTTGATCTAAAAAAAAAGGGAGCCGAAGCTCCCTTTAAACAATCAGTTAAGATTATGCACCTTGAGATGCAAACACTGCTCTTGGATTTGAGAATCCAAATGAGTATCTTTCTCTAGCTTTGAATCTGACGTTGCCAGTATCAAAGTCACCTTCCATAGAAGTTGAAAGAGGAGATCTCTCGAAGTGTTTAAATCCATCAGGACAGTCTGTCAACAAGAACCACGCATCGTTATCTGTTAAGAAGTTATTAACAGTGTATCCATCGGATACCATGCCCATATTCTTAATAGAGTTGATGTCATTGTCAGATGTTCCTACTCTACCTGGTGTATTTAAAAGTCTATCAGCCACAAATTGTAGTTGTGGTGGTATTACTAATTTTTTACCTTGTAAAGCAATTACCATATTTCTGTCATCAACAAAAGTTGAAACTGAAATAATTGCATCTTCTAATGAAGTCTCGTTCAAGTCTGAATAAGTGCTAGGTCTATTACTTAATGTACCGCCACCTGTTAGTGGGTGATCAGTAGCAACAAGTGCCTTGCCATCTCCTCCAGTAAAGCTTGATGAGAATGCGTTGTTAAGCACAGAAGCAGCTTTCACTTGCTTTGTATGTGCCATGGATCTTGCTAGAGCTTTTGTGTATCGAGCTCCCAATCTGTCATACAGGTTATCTTCGATAGCCTCTTCAGTTAGTGCAAATGCTAACGCTATGGTTTCATGTGAATACCTAGCAGTAAAACCTTCAGTAGCACTGTCAAATTCGACTCCTTGCCCTTCTGTTTTTACTTTAGCGTTACCGAAACCAACGATCATGGTTTCTTCTTCAAATGCTCTATCTGAGGATTCTGTCTCAAATATCTCTGCATGTTGTTGTTCGTACCTGTTGTATTCCATGCCAAATAAGGCATTTAAACCAGGCTCCAATTCTTTAGCTAATTGTGCTCTTGAAATTGCCATAATTTATACTCCTTATTAAGCTAGACCTGCACCTTTTTGGCCGCAGATATGATTTTGAATAACAACTAAAACATTAGTGTTTGCCGAAGCAACGTCTGAATTTTCAGGATCTTCTGAAATATCAATCGCTTTGATCGGTAAACCTGCTGTTGTAGCACCTGTTGTGACATCTAACTCTGCTCCTGAAATACCACTTAAGGTACTTCCCGCAGTTGTGTAAACGATGTCAAAGTTACCAAACAGATCAGCCACTGGGAAAGTGTCGTCTGCTTGAATCTCGAAGACCACGTTGGGATCATCGATTATGAAAGCAATTATGTCTGAAGCATTTGTGCTTGCAGGGTAATAATTACTAAATACTTGTTCACCCGAAGTAGGATCAGTGTATTTACAGCCATTGAATACGCCAACAATCGGTACAGTTCCACCGTCAGCATGTATTTCTACACCGCCTCCAGTTACCTGCATTACCATATCTCCTTGGAAGATACTGGTTCCATAGTTAGCAGCGATTCTATAACGGCTTTGTCCACCTGAGTAAGGTGAACCACCCATCATTCTTACGGGTTTCATTCCAAATGAAGCATCTAAATTTGCCATTTTTTATGTTTCCTATAATTAAATTTATATATAGAGTTACAGAGTTATCCTCTGTTTCCTCCACCAAAAGTCACCTTTGATTTAACCTCTCTTGAGATTGGCATCGCTGGATTCTCTTCACGCATCAGGTCATTTTCTACAGCAGACATTTGATTGCTGGTTTGTTGTTCAAAAAATTCATTTCTTTGATCTGCGATTTCTTTATCTATTTTGCACAGTATCAACCCACCAACTCCAATTACTCCTGCATGACGACCATCATCGACTGTAGGTAAATCATGAAATCCAGGTAATTCATCTGGTCTAACAACCTCGAATCCTTCACGAAATCTTTTTGAGACATTCGTTTTGTCATCTTGGCCTAGTACAGATTCTCTGATCCAACGATAAGTAATACCTTGTGATTCAGCTACTTTAATAGCTTCTTCTGGTAGTTCTAACGCTGAAGGCATCTTCCAAACTTTAGGTCTGGCTTTTGTCTCTCTAGTATCAGAGTTTCTAGTAGCTCTGTTATCTTCAGTTTTATTATCTATTTCTTTGCTCATGATTTTTGTAACCTCGCTTTTTGTTTTGCGTAATCTTTAAATGACACTCCAAGCTTCTTAGCTAGTTGCTGTTCGCTCGGTGTCAACTCGATACGATTTTGTTTGCGTCCAGTCGATGTGTTGCGTGTAGCTGAAGCGACAGTTTGGACGGGTTTCTTGTCTGCTTCCACGTTAAATCTTTGAGGCAACTCTTGTCGCACTCGCTTATCTATTTCACTATAATACTCATCACTCTCTGTGTCAAAGCCTTCATTCTCTAATTGTTTGTGAACTGCAAAGGCAACACTTGTTGCAACTTGATCTTTTCCAAACCAAGTATTCTTATTTGCCCAGTCACGAGCTTTGTCTGATGGTTCATTATATTCTTCTTGAACAGGTTGAGCTTGTTGATAAACCTGTTGTTGTTGAGCCTGTTCTATATAAGCTTGCTCTTGAGCATCGTATTGTTTTTGCTGTATTAAATACTGCTCATGTCTAGCTTTATCAGCTGTTGCCATGCTTAAAGCTTCTGTTGCTGTTGCTATAGCTTCAGAATCTCCAGCTTCAGTTGCTTGTCTTAATGCTTGTTTTGATAAGCTAAGTTGAGATTCAACTCTATTACCAAACTCATCACCGTAACTAGATTGAAAAGTTTTTTGAGACTGTCTTAGTTTTTCATTTTGATCTTTAAGATCTTTAGCATACTGAATAGCCATCAGCTCCCTTCTTTGAAACTCTTTGGCTTGTGCTACAGCTTTGTTAATTCTGTTTTGTGCAAGGGTAGCTCTCTTTTCTACCTCTGACTGATCCTTTGCTTTTTCTTCTACTTTAGGTGAAACTTCAAAGTCTTCTTGTATCTCATCTTCAGATGCTGCTGATACCTCTTCTTTAATTTCAACTTCTACAGGATCTTCTTGTACCTCATCTTCCACTCTCCTATTCTCTGGAAGTGCGGCCTTTTCAATTTTTTCATCTGTAATTTCTATATCTATATTCTGTGCTTCTTCGCTCATTCTTTACTCCTATAAAGATTTAATATCATCTGGATCAAGGATTGTCGCAATCACTTCATCATCGTTAATAATACGAACTTCGTTATCATCTTCTAATCTAAAACGAGTTCCTGCATATCTACCAATTAGAATCCAATCTCCTTTATTACACCAAGGGGATCTTCTATCTGGCTCACCAAATTTATTATCTTTATAGGCTAATGGGCCTACTTTTAAAACATAGCAGATCACTGTAGCCAAAGCTTCTTTATCTAAAGTTTCTTTAACTAGTTGAATACCACCATCAGTTTGACCTTTACCTCTGTATGGCAATACAAGTATTCTCCATCCAGTAGGATTTGGCATTCTGTCAAGTAGTGATTTATCTAGTAGTTTAGGATCGAGTACCCTTTCGTCTGATTTTATAAAAGCTTTGTCTAGTTCTGAATTTTCTTCAACTTTTTGTTTTGCAACATCTTCTTTGTGTTGTTCGAATTTTGTTTTTTTTGCGATTGTATCAACCATCGTTATCATCCATTTGCAGCGTTTCTCTTAAATCTTGTTGTAGGGAACGAATCGCTGATAACTCTCCCATAAGATATTTGTAATCTTCCATTGATTTTATATTGCCGCCAGCAATAATGTCAACAGTGTTTCTCTCTCTTTCTCGCAAAGTTTTAAAAAAATACTCTGCTAGTCTTATTCCGTCCAATTAGCTCTCTCCTAATTTTCAAATATTATTAACGTCTACCTCTTCCTCCCATTCTTGGCATCATAGGTATCGGTCTGTCCATTACATTCATTCTATCCATTCTGTTTATTTTTGGTAATTCTAATCTTGGTAAATCTACTAATGCCATAGGCATAGGATCTGATGGTATAGGTGATGCTATCGGAGCAGGCATAGGCATTCTTGGTTGCATAGGCATAGGCATTCTTGGTTGCATAGGCATTTCTTCAGGTAAAAAATCTGGAGTTGGCGGCATAATGCCTGGGCCAAAGCCAAAGTCTTGTGGGGGTATACGTTTAGGTGAAAAGCCACCGCCAGCACCACCGATTGATGGACGTGGAATTGGTCTATCATTAAAATCAGTGCCTTGGTTATTTATAAAATCTTGCAACGCATTACCAGCTGCGACTGATCCCTGTTGCTCATTAAAAGTTGGACTACCTCCTAAATAGGATACACCCTCGTCTACCCTAGGATCTGGCACTCCACCTCCAGGGCCACCGATTGACATAAAGTCATCTCTTGTTCTTGGAGGCATTCCTCTAGCTTCTCTAATAGCATCTATTCTAGGTTGTGCTGGAGTGTCTATTGTTGGCATTACTGGATCTTGTGGTATCGTGCCTCCTGCATCAGCTATTCTTTGATTTATTGCATCCATATCAATATTAGAAAAATCAAAATTAAATAAGTTTGGATTTTCCAAACCACTAATCATAGGACGATCTATCATCATGTTATCCATAGGTATATCCATAGGAGGTTCTTCTACAATAGGATCCTCTACCATAATAGGAGGTTCTTCTCTTCCAATAAAAGGAGGCATTGGTGGCATTTTATTATGTGATACTACACCATCAACCATGTAAGTATGAGTATTAGAAGTGGTAAAGTTATACACTTTTATAAAATCTTTTTCACTTTCAAGTTTTGTAACTTCTTCTACACCATCTTTAGTTATTAATTTATCACCTAGCTGTAATTCTTTAACCTCTATTCCATAATCGTTATAAACTGTATTAGATAGTTTAGAGTTATTAGATTTCCACCCATCGTTAGTTAAGAAAGCATGAGCATCTGTAGCAGTTATTCTATCGTTTATAGTCCATAAACTTCTGTCAGCTTTCGGAATATCATGTACATAAGAAACTACATCTGTTTCACCATTTAGAGCTAATACTTCGTCTCCCATTGCAATATTTTCAATAACTTTTTTAGTTCCATCAGCCATATCAATTTTAGTTCCTGCCACAAAACACATAATTGGAGGAGGAGTAATATCTCGAGGAGGCATTGGAGGTGGCCCAGGAATACTTCTTAATGGTGGTTGAGCTGCAAACATATCTCTGATTGGATCACGCATAACATCAGTAGGCATGAAAGCTTGTTCTGGTTGTATAGGTGGTGTGTAACCTTCAGGAGTAAAATAAGCTGGGCCGCCTTGAACTAAGGTAGGTCTAGGTGCAGCAGGTCTAGCCATAGCTGATCCCATGCCTCCACCTGAATCTCTGCCAGGTATACCTTTTCTTGTCGCCTTAGATAATTTACTAAAAAGTCCCATTAGGAAATGCCTTTAAACTTAGTACCTCTAAGAGCAGCACCGCCTCCTCTTGACTTGCCACCGCCATAACCTTGTGGTTGTGGAGCAGAGCCATTAGGAATCTTTTTAGGATCAGAGTAATTAACTGTCCCTTGATCTTTAATCGTTACGCTTGATTTTACTTTCATATTACTTTCCTTTTTTGGTTGACTTCTTTTTTGCTTTGCTTAAAGCAATAGCAATAGCAGTCTTTTGTTTCTTACCGCTTTTTACCAACTCTCCTATGTTAGCAGATATAGTCTTTCTACTGCTACCTTTTTTTAGTGGCATTTTATTTCTTGTTTTTAGTTCCTGCTGGTCTGCCTCTTTTTTTAACTACGGTCTTAGCTTTAGGCTTAGACTTAGTTTTAGCTTTTGGCTTTTCTTTTTTAACTTTGACTGCGGTTTCTTTAAGGAGCTTCTCAGCATCTTTGTCTGCTTTCTTGGCGATTGCTTCGATGTCGATTTTTCTATCTGCATCTTCATTGATGATCGTCCCATTGCCATTGTTAATCTCCTCTTCTTTTTTAAGCTGTGCTTTATTAACAGCCTGCATTTTTTGTCTAACTGAACTCATAATTATCCTCTCATTATATCCATTGCTTTAAATTGTGCGGCTTGATCCATACGCTCTCTAGCTATGTCGTCCTTCATTGTAGCTATTTCTCTTTGAATTGCCAAACGCTGTTCTGCAAGATTGGTATTCTCCATAGATTTCATAGCATCAAACTCTTGTCTTTGTGCAAATTCTTCACGTTTTCTTTGTACATCATCAGCCTTAATATCTAATTCCTTACCTCTTAGTTCTACCAAAGGATCAGGTTGTGGTTGTGGTGGCATAAACATAGCATTGATCTGTTCTGTCAACTGAGCAACCACTGCTGCTATATCTTTAGCAACCTTGTCTTGTATCTGTTGCATGTATTGAGCAGATGCTTCAGGCGGTAACTGTTGTATTTGTTGCATCATTTGCTGGAACTCTGGATTCTGTGCATTCTGCTCATCCACTATTTCAGATGCTCTAAAAGATACATGTTGATAAATATGTGCTTGAATTAAAGATAGCACCATAGGATTAGCTTGAGCTGTCATAGTTCCATATAACGACATGTGAGAGTTAATATGTGCATCGTGATCTTGTCCTGCAAAAGCTTGAGCAGGCATACCTGCTATCAAAGCTGCATTCTCATTAGCAGGATCCATAGGCATGGGTTCTGGTGGTGGTGGTAATAGCTGTTCGATATTCTGAACACCCATAGCACCATACATTCTTCTGTATGCTTCATGTAATCCAGTTGGGCCATGTATTTCAGGATTGCTTTGTACTGTTCTCAGTATTTCTTGAGCCATCATAACTCTCTGACTCATAGAGAAAGTATTAGGATCTGATACAGGTAGTACGTCTACTCTGTCATCAAAGTCTTGAGACTTAATAAGTTGATTGCCATTAGCTGTAAAGTAAGGATAGTCTGGTGGTAAATACTCACTGAATACAGATGCTAGTATCTCAAACTCAATCCTTTGAGATGAATGTAATCTTTTGTGGATCGCACTCATTACACGAGTGCCACGTTCTAATAATGCAATGGTTGTTCCAACAGGAGCATTCTGATTACCATCGCCAACTTGTGTATCGGCTATAGAAGCGAAACGCCTTCCACTGTCGACCAAGATACCCAGGAGAGAGAGTAGGGTTTGGCTTGGTTCCTTAAAAGGTAACGGTACAAAGGCATCTCGCAAACTTCCGCCAGGAGCATCCATGTCTCTGAACTCGCCAGGTTGTAGTGGCTGATCATCATTACGAATACGAATGCCTCGGGCTTTAAATCCAGCAGGTAAGTTCGATAGAGTACCTGAATCAATTAGCTGTCTTAGTATCGAAGTCGATGCTTTAGACAAGCCACCTATCATGTGAGTCAAACCAAAGCCGTAGAATCCTAGCCCTGGTAAGAATTTATAGTGAACAAAGTAGTTAATACGTCTCTTTAATTGATCTGTTTCTTTGTAGTTTCTACGTATAGATAACACCTTATCATTGGCTATAGTAATGATATAAGGTAGTTTTATGCCTGTTGGCTCTCCTTCAGAGTCAAGTTCTTCGTAGCCTTCTAAATCTAATTCAGTATGAACTTCATGAACTCTGCACGTATCATTGTCATCGTAACTAGGGCTAACGCCTTGAAGCTCATCTATTTCTTCTTGAACCTCATCAATATCGTCAGCTATCATACTACCTGTAGATATATCTACGTCACGATAAAAGCCCATTTGCTGTAATTTCTTAATGTCATTCATTGACATATCAATGACATGTGTAATTCTTGTAGCACTATGTAAGTCAGTGGCAGCGTAAGGTACGATTAAGTCCTCACTAGGTATAAACTTTGATACAGCTCTTCCTAGATTCTGATCGTAGTAAACTTTTCTAAACGCAGATCCTGACAAAGGTAAATAAAATAACATCTGATCTGTTTCAGAATCATACTCTTTCATAACCTGCATAAGCTGGTAGTTCATAAACTCTTGAACTCTCGAAGCTTGTTGCTCTGTTTCAGCATTAGCCATACCGATAACCTGAGTTTTCACAGGCCCTTGAGATGGGAGTAATTCGTTATAAGCCTGTGCTTGGAACTGAGTAACAGATTCTGCTAAAAGCGGGTGCATAACTCCAGAAGCACCCTCGAATGGTTGGGATCTTTCCTCGTACTTCATACCTAAGTATTCAAGTCCTTCTTTGTAAGTCTTCTCCCAGTCAGATCTGGATTCTTTATCAGAATCAATGTTGCCCATCAGATCATTAACAAGGCTGTTAAGATCAGAAGAATCTAAGTCCTCAGCTAAATTAGCATAAAAGTCTGTATCTTCCATGGGTGGTGTAGGAGCACCAAACATAATAGAGCCATCGTCCATTTCTTCAAATCCTTCAAAGTCAGGATTCTCCTCTTCGATGTCAACTTCAACTTCCATTTCCTTTGAACGATCACGAACTTCTAATTCTACTTGATCCTCAAAAGTAATAGCCTTATCTATGTCTGCCATACTATTTGCCTTTTGTTAACTTCATATACTCTTTTTTCATTTCAAGTATTTCTTTAGATTCTTTGTTAATAGTTTTACTAGTTAAATATGGAGAATCTTGTTGAAGTCTGTTTTGTTTATCGTATATCCTAGTCTTTAATTTATTAGCGGCCTCTTTAATTCCTTTTGCTTTACCCATCATGTCTCCTAATAATAAATTCTTTGTCTAGGTATGGGCTCATCGTCTTCCTCGTCTGAGTCCAATCTTATAAAATTACCTTGACGAAATCTTAGTATAGCCTGTGTTGTTGAATCTACAAAATCATCATGCTCTCCAAATGGGAAAGCCGCACATTCTTCTATCACTTCTTCTGCGAAGATCGTATCTGGAGCCCAAACCATACCTGCTTCAAACACTGGCGAAGCTGAATGTACACGAGTAACTTTGTCTCTTCCTTTGGTCGGGCGATAGTTCACAACTGGGATTCCCATCATCCTCAACTCATGCGTCAAAGGTGTACCACTTGCTTGAGATTCTACCAACACTATGTCAGGTTGCCAAGACATAAATTCATCATAGGCTGTAGTCTTCAACTCAGGAAAGTCCCAGCGTCCTTTTCTAGCATCGAGCAAGATAATAGATTCAGGAGCACCATCGCTAGGACGGAACACGCCCCATGTGGTAATCGCAGAATAGTCAGCTGTCTCCTTAGAACTAAACGCGGTATCGTAGGACTGTAATATGTAGGTGGTGTTGGGCGGTTCATCGTGTTCCCATTTCTGCCACCAGTCTCGCTTAAGCAAAGCACCCTCTTCACTGGTAGGATTCTGCATATACTGAGCATTCCACTTAGATATAGGGATCGAAGCCTTAACAGACTCGAGCTCCTCAATCTTCCAAAACTCGGGCCATAAAGGTGTATTATCCTCTAATATCGCAGGTAATTCTAATATATCCCACTGATCTGCGTGGTCTTCTGACATTCTTTTGATGAGCTTCTCAGTAAGATCAAGCGTACTCCAACGCGTCATAACAATAACTATGATTCCGCCAGGCTGTAAACGCTGTCGCGGCCCCGAGGTGTACCACTCGTATGCAGACTCTAGTGCGGAGGGTGAGAGGGCATCCTGTTCCGAATGAGGATCGTCAATGATAAGGAGGTCAGCACCTCTTCCCGTAATTGCTCCACCGACTCCCGCTGCGAAATATTCTCCGCCATGGTTGGTTTCCCATCTTCCTGCTGACTTACTATCGGCTGAGAGTCTGACTTTTTCAAAGATCTGTTTGTACTCATCTGTGTCCATAAGGTTTCTAACCTTACGTCCAAAACGGGCAGATAATTCTGCCGTATGGGTAGTTTGCATTATTTTCATGTCAGGATGCAAGCCCATGATCCAACTCGGGAAGAAGACAGATGCGAACTCAGACTTGGTATGACGGGGTGGCATGTTCACGATCAGCCTCTTGGTCTTACCCATGGCTACATTCTCTAGCTTCTTAGCAAAGAGTTTGTGATGTTCGCCCTCGATGAAGCCATCCCATACATGCTTGACGTATTCTATGAAGTCTGTGTGTGCAGCATTGCTGACTTCCATCTGCTTGAGACGGTTTTGTATCATGACCATCTCTTTTAGAGCGGCATCTGGTACGTGTTCTAGTTTGCCTTTTTTTCCCATCTAAATTTAAGTTGTCCTGTAACTGGTTGCCATTCTCTACCTGGTCTAGTTGTCCATCCTTTGCCTTTGTCCCAACCGCCAGTCTCTCCTATCATTTTCCATCCCACAGCTTTCATGGTAGATCCAGACTCTTCTTGCAATGTATAGGTGATCATTCTCTTTCCGCCCATTTGATTCCAAACTCTCCAACTCCTTCCATATAAAAATGAATTAGTATTTTTAGGAGCATCATCTAAAACGCATGATCTAGTTACTTCTGCTGTAAATCCATCATCTAATTTTCTAGCTACTGGTCTTCCAATAATAATAACTCCTACAAGTTTATCATCATAGCTAGCACCTAGGCAAAATCTAGCACCTTGTACTTTTTTATTATGTCTATGGAAGTTTTCAACAAATAAATTTGCTTCCTTCAAAGTTATAGGAATCACTTGTAATCTCTCCATGTGAAATATGGTACCCCATTATGGTACCTAATTAAAGCAAGGGGGGGTGAAATGGTTTAAGCTCTAATTATTTATGTTGATAGTTATTTATATAGTCAAAAAAAAAAACGCGTGGCACTATATGTGGGGGTACCCCCTAAGCAAAACGCGACTTCAAAAAACGGGATTCAACCCAATAGAGACCCATAAATTAATTTACATTAATGTATGTAAAGTGTAGATAATCTGTGCAAAATAATATATACTGAACGTAGTTCAGTTAGCAATTAAGCTACTGATAAATGGAGAACTTAACAATGAATCAATTAGACGCATTGAAAAGACTAGGACTTAAAGAGCGTAAGCTATCTAAGTCTACTGATGTTATTGAATACTTAGAGACAATAAGAATTAAAAACTCTCTAATGAAATCAATAAGAGAACAAGTGAAAAGCCAGTTATTAATAACTGATGATAGCTTGAAGAAACTACCAACCATGAAACATTGGAGCGAAGTTTCTGATACAAGACTTGATAGCGACAAAAAGAAGCTATCTTGTACTTTAAAGGGGGATAAGGTTTTCGCTGACTTAACAATAAGTCATAGAAAATCTTATAAAGTTAAACCAACAATCTCAATGAAGATTGACAACTATAGGAGAGGGGCGTAAGCCTCTCTCTGATCTGGAGAACTATATGAACTATGAAACTTACGAAGATACTAAGCTCACTTGCGAAGAAGTGAACGGCAAGTATTTTGATCTGGAATTGAAAGTAAAATCATCTTTGTCTTATCTAAAGAAATACAACGGGCAAGTATGCAAGTTAGAAATCTTTATGTGGGAATCTGATGACAACCATATCGACTACACATATTTCTTGAATCAGGATGAAATAGATGGCGGCCAGCTTAGACCATGCGGTGATATGTTTGAAGATGAGATAGGCGACTTCGAATATGATGTGCTAGTCAAGGACATCATTACTGAAGTTTATACACAATAGGACTGGGGGGCCTAACACGGGGAGCTGAGAAGCTCCCTTTTTTTATTCCTGGAATTTAGATCCTTACGCAATCGGACGCAAGTTTATTTAGTACGCAATAGGTCGCAAAGTTTTTGATCTACGCAGGAGGCCGCAAGTTTCCGATCCGATCAAATCCCAAGCAGATCATTCAATGCTTGTAATGTGTAGGTAAAATGCTATAATTAAAGCTGTTAAATAATAAGCGAAAGCAGGAGAACTTAACAATGGAACAAGAAAAAAAATGTGCTGATCTAGTACAAGAAAAATTCAATGAGACTGAAGCAGACTTTAAAGCCGCGTCAGAATTTTTTGAAGAATACGAAAATGCAACAGAAGGAGAGCAAATAGCTCTGATTGCTGTTGATAAACACAAAGGCAACTATTACCACGAATACGAGGATCTATTTGATTATGTAAATCAGACGGCGTTAAGTTGGGATCACGTAGAAGCTGACGGAAAAAACGCTGGATATTATAGGCTTCAATTTTCATGGGGTGGGCCTAGTGATGAATGCAGGATCTATTCAAACCTTACTGAGTATTGGTATATGGATTGGTTTGATGGTGCTTGTGTAGAAGTTCCCGAAGATTCATATACGGCTATGATCTGTAATATGTTTTATGACTGTTCAGAGGTGGCATAATGAAGGATCTAAAAATCGGAACTATCAATGGGATCATGGCGGCATTAGCTGTCATGGTTCCGATCACATTAACAGGTCATTATGTTGCTATCATTCCAGCACTCGCAATTTTTATATGCGGAGCTGTATTTGGGATCTGCGTTCTGATCTTTTTTAAGGGGGAAGAATGAGAAACTTTACAATTTCCAGGCGGGGTAGTATCATTCGCCATGTCTATATCCATAGACTTTAAGTTCTCCAAAACTTAGATACACTGAAGGGGGCCGCAAGGCCCTCTTTTTTTATGTCTGATTTTTTTTTTACGCAATGGATCGCAAATTCTTTAGGACGCACAAGCTCGCAAAAAGATCAGCTCCGATTTTTTAACTGGCTCGCAAAAAGTTATGATCCATTAACACACCACAGGACGCAAAAATTTTGGCAATGTGTGGGTAAGATGTGGTTTTTGAGAATAATAAGTGTTTATCTAATGTTTTTTTTATCTTCTGTTATCTTATAAAGTGTGTGTCTATAGTTGAAAATGTGTGCAATAAGAGTATAATTAGTGAGTATCATAAATAAAAAGGAGAACAAATATGACACGATTAAAATTTAATTCTAACAAGTCTTTAGTCAAGTTGGCTAAGGAAACTATCAAAGCTAGTAATTTCAAAGTAGCTTATAGAGATAAATACACAACAGATAAATCTTTCTATCTTGTAAAAGATGATGGCATTTATTTAATGAACGCTTATCAAACACCAAAAGATAAGACACCAAAAACTAATAACACAGTTGTCTATGCTAGTGGATTCAATCCTAAATATAACAAAGATGTTTGGGAAGATTCATATCTAGTAAGTAGAGATGACTTTGCTTTCAACTTACATCTACAAGATGACCAACTAAAAAGAATTGCCAATGGTGGTTCTATTGAAGTTGGTTTAAGTGAAGATGAATATTCAGTGAGGGCGTAATGGATATAACTAAAAAAGACTTAAAAGAATTTGTTGTAAGGAGAATCACAACAATAGTAGAAGAAAAAATTATCATGGCTACTGATTGGGAACAAGCAGAAGATTTAGCCATTGATAATTGTGATGATATTAAATGGGAGCATATAAGCGACCATGAAACTATAGACGCTGAGGAGGTGTAGCAATGGGACTAACTTTAGTAAACGAAATGCCAAAGGCAAAGAAGAAATATACAAGAGATGAATTAGAAGTAGGGTTTAAAAGGTTTAACAAACTTGCACAGAAACTCTACAAGCTAAACAATTTAGGAAGAAAATCTGAGCCATGGCATTGGAAAGATGAACAAGAAGCAATCATCATGAAGAAAGATTTTGACCTAATGGACGAAGCAGTTGGTTATTTTTGTGGTAGCCACTTAGAAGTCGAAGAAAAAATAACACCATATAGATTGCATGTTTATAGTGCAGGATATTGGATAAACATAGGAGCATAGAATGGGAAATAGAGCAGTAATAACAATCAAAGAAAACAACACACCAAAGGAGGATTGGCAGTCGCTATATCTTCATTGGAATGGAGGGCGAGATTCAGTAGAACCTTTGCTACATGTCGCCAAATTATATGGCATTAGATGTCAAGCTGATCCAAGCTACGCAATCGCAAGGCTATCACAATTAACAGGCAACACACTAGGAGGAACGCTATCTCTTGGAGTTGGAACATACAAACAACTTGATACTGATAACTATGACAATGGAGTTTATGTTGTCAAAGATTGGGAGATAGTTGATAGAGAATACCATGATGGGTATGAGCAACAGGAGTATGACTTCAACGAAATGGTTGAAGAAATCAGAAGTAAAAATGATCAAGTGTTTGGTTATAAGGAGCAAGACTAATGAATAGAGAAAAATTAATTAATAAATGCCAAGATTTAATAAGCAATGGACGTTGGTATTTCCAAAAAGATTTCGTTGAAATTATATGGAATGATGACATGGACTGTTGGGTATATTTAGATTTCAATACCATGAAATTTGAAACAGCAGATAGAGGAAAGCAACATTGGTTATTAGAAAATTTATCAACACAAACCATGATAGAGGAGTGTGCAAATGAGTAAATTTAACAAACAAACATATATATTAAAAATAAGGGGTGGCTTGGAGTTCGATATTCAAGCCAAAGACTTACTTGATCTACACTCGCAAATTAATCTTACCTTTATGAATGAACTGGGTTATTACCTAGATGA